CACACTTATCAAGAAAGAAGATAAAGATAATAGTGGATTAGCTGGCTCTATTACACACATTCAAGCAGTAGTTTCCAGGTCTAGTAAGGTACTAGATCATATCACGGCTGAACATGATTTGTATTACCCGGGAGAACCACTTCATAACTCCGAATTCGGTTTCTTTGAAAGCTTCTACAAAGAGTTTATTGAAACAAAGATTTACAAAACCCGAAACGATAAAAACTTCCGTAGTTTTATGGATGAGATCATGGGTACATTACGTAAAGGGTTTTATACGCAAAATAACTTGGCTACCCAAACTAAAAGAGCATGGGAAGAGCATTATAAACACAAGCACGGTGCGCTGGTTGATGTGCCCACTGCCCCGTTCAATGCTGCTTCCGGTGTCGTGTGCAGAGCTTATGTCAGAAACGGTGGAAGTCATCGTGTATTGGAAATCGCAGACACTGGTATATTTTCTCAAACTGATATTTACGACTTTTTAGACACTTGTGTTACTGAGAGGTTTGTAAAATGATTGCACTAAAGGATGATTCTACGACCGGTCTTTATCTCATAAAAACAGGTCATAAAATACCGCTAACTGTCGGATCAGATATATTTGTTCACACCGACGGTTGGGGTAGAACAACCCATGAAGAGAAACGAATCAAAGCTTATATAGGTCATACTGGATGTGCTCAACAATTTAATGATCTGTACTATGGGCCCACAGATGTAGTAACAGATTTAGAAGAGTCTCGTAGATTGCTACAAGCGCATGTTAGTATCAAACTTGACCAATGGGTATGGGAGTGGATAGATCCTAACAGCGGTCAGACGTATAACGATCTACAGAATTGGTTCGAGAATAGAATCAGAAAATTCGGTCTTCCCGTATATCGCGTGAAAAAAGAGCACATGCCCTACGGACCCTTTACGTCTAAACCTATGTTTAGTATCATTGACATTTGTTCTGATCAAAATAAGTACCTAGAATCGGTGTAAGTAACTGATAGGTCAAGCCTTTTATTTTTGATAGAAGGCTTGACATTCTTTCTAATTCTGATACACTAATATAATATGAATATATACGAAAACTACCCTGTTCAAGTTGAGATTGTACGCAAGTTTACTTCAGGTACACTTGAAGGCATAACCCATACAGATCGTATGGGTTTTATGACTTATAACGATGCTAAAGCTTGGGCTTGGGCAGTAAGTAACAGTACTCGTACCAACTATACAATAATCAGTTTAACCGACATAAAAACCAACAAAGAATTGGATTTTACTTCAGTTGGAAGCTAAGTTATTGATTTCTAAAGAGATTTATTTTTAGCCAAAGGCTTGACTTTCGGGTAAAACCTGCTATAATAGTATTATACAGTGAATAAACAGGAGCACAAAATGTCAGCACTTCAAGCACTTATCAATCAAAAGAATCAGTGGAACGCGATTTTCAACGGTGAGCAATTTGAGATTAAAACTGCTAAAGGTAGACAACGTGTAGCCAGTATGATTGATTCCGATCTTAGCCCTGAGAATCTTACCTGTGACGGTGAACTGCCCCGTAGTCAGGTTCAAGCCCGGTATCGTGCATTGACTGCTGCTGCTAAAGAGCTAGTTAAGCTGGATCCTTCTGTTAAAATTTACGAATTTAGTTAAAAAAGGCTTGACTTCTTACCCATTTCTGCTATAATAGTTCTATAGTCAACAAAGAGCGAGAAAGTATAATGTATACTGTAACCTACAAATACTACAACTATGATAGCCTGAGCAAGTCTTTTGACACATATATTGCTGCTAAGGGTTTCTTCAACCGCATTAGTCGCGACCGCCGAGTTCGCCGTGTTGAGTTGATCGTACCTGCAACAGAATAAATTTCAAATAAGGCTTGACTTCTTACCCAAATCTGCTATAATAACATCATACAGTAAACAAACAAGAGAGAAAATACTATGTCAGTAATCAGAATCAAGCGCGGTACTTATCGTAATGCTCCCATTATCAACACTACTTTCAAGTTGGTACGGGGCTATCAAGTAGGTGTTAAAGGCGGCTACGTTACTGTAAAGAACGAAGGTCACTTCCCTATTGATATTGACAACATCAAGATCAAAGTAGATAATATCAGTTCTATTGAATACCTAACAGGTGAACCCATGACTGAAGCAGTAGTTGAATCGCAAGTATCCCTCCCGCAAGAAACAGACGAAGAAGCAATGAATCGTATTAGCACCCGCTTTCAAATTATGGATGAAATGACAAAAGCGTGTATCGCAGGTGACATTCGTGCTTTGATCGTAACTGGTCCTCCCGGTGTAGGCAAGTCACACACTGTTATTCAAGAAATGGAAAAAGCAAGCTTGTTTGACAAAATTGCTCAACGTAATCCACGTTTTGAAATTGTCAAAGGTGCGATCTCTGGTATAGGTTTGTTTGCTACACTGTACAAGTTTTCTGACCCACGCAATGTACTAGTGTTTGACGATTGTGATGTTTGGTCAGACCCTGATGCGTTAAACGTATTGAAAGGTGCTTTGGATTCAGGCAAGAAGCGTAGAATTTCTTGGAACAAAGATTCACGTTTGCTCAGAGACGAAGGTGTACCTAACTCGTTTGACTTTCACGGTTCAATCATTTTTATCACTAACGTTGATGTTGCTAACAACAACAAGCGTTCTACTGTCAAGGCACACATTGATGCGCTGCAATCACGAGCACATTACTTGGATCTGACTATTGACACCGAGCGTGACAAAATGTTGCGTGTGCGTCAAGTTCACCGTGACACCAACAACGGTTTGTTTGAGGATTATGGTTTTAATGATGCTCAGTCTACTGAAATCTTAGACTTCATGGAAACCAATCTGACTAATCTGCGTGAAATTTCACTGCGTATGGCTGTAAAGATTGCTGATCTTGTTAAAGTGTCAAAGAACTGGAAAATGCTGGCTGAAGCAACTTGTGTAAAGCGTGGTTAAGTAAGGGAGTAATATCATGAACGATAAAACACGAGATATTTTTAGACAAGCGATTACTGAAGTATTTGATCTGTTTCCTGAAGACAACGAAGAAATAAACAAGATGTATATACCTGATCCTTTTGTTGAAGTGTTAACCAAACAGCTAATCAACAGAACCTTATTGGTAACAAGAAATGCAATTGATAACGGTGTTACTGATTTTGTAGAGATAAAAAATCTTGTCAAAAAATATTTTGATATTTAAGTTTTCCGACACCATGATGGTGTTTTGTTTTAGGGACATTGATGTCCCTTTTTTTGCCTTTAAGTTTGACTCTATTTTGACTCTATAGTAATATATACTACTATGCAGACAAAAGAACATTTACTTTATTTCTTTCTATCCAAATCTATTAGACTTCATTATAGTGATAGAAAATTCTTTAATAATCTAACCATAATTATCAAAGATACTAACACGATCACTACGGGTCAGGATAAGCTATTCTCAAAACTAGTAGAAAAATATCTCCTTCAGTTAAAACAAACTAACCTTACTAAAGATCAGTTACTAGAGTTACCATGGAAAGCGCAGGTAATAGAAACATCTAAAGAATATACGGCGGCTAGAGTATCATTGCTCAATGACAAACTTGTTATCCGAGTTCCAATGAACAACAAGTTTATTAAAAGGTTTGATGATATAAAAGACAATACGTTTAATTGGGATAAGACTAAAAAAGCGTACATATCTTCTATGAGTACCTATGCTTTAAAAATTGCATATACTATTCTTCCCAAATACTTTCCAGAAGTTTATTATTGTAATCACATTAAAAGAATATTATCGGAAGTGTCCACTTTAACTGATCCCAATATAATCTGGGAACCAACTTTAGTCAACATAAATAATAACTACTATATCATTGCTGTAAACGAACCAATAGGCAATCGTATAAGCAACATAGAACTTAACACTGATCCCAAAACTCTTTTTAAATTATCTAAGTTGGGTATAAAAACTCACAAAGATTTAATTGATAGCAAGATCAAAAAGTTTGCTAGTGAGTTTGTAACTGAAACAGAAATTGATGAAACTGAAATAGTAACGTGGTTAACAGAGCTAGATGTTAAACAAGTATTATTAGGTAAAGGTGTTCATACCGCTTTTCTTAAAACTAAACAACTGTTCGTGCCCTTAATTAAAAACTTAGAAAAGAACAATATTGAAGTTATACCCGTTAAATCTGATTTTGCAGTAGACAGCACTATCAAAACACCTGTATTATTACAATATCACGGCGATGAAAGTAGAAAATTCTGCGGAGCTGGTGCTGTTGCTAAATGTGTGTTTATAAAGAATTCAAATCCAATTGAGGTAAAATGAAAACAGCTAAAATAATTATAACCGATGAAGTAAATGTTAAAATTCAAGGATTAGAACTTGATGCTCGTAAAGCGTTGATGAAAAAATTTGAAGTGGAAAAACCCGGTGCTAGGTACTTGCCTAGTGTTCGTCTGGGTAGATGGAATGGTAAGATCAGCTACTTTTCATTAGGTGGCGCCACTCATATTAATTTACTAGATCAAATTATCCCTATCATTGATAACTTTAATTACGATATTGAACTAGAAGACTTACGCACTTACAAAACTACATTTCAATTTGAACAAATAAAAGAAGATACCTTTGCTAATAAAACTTGGCCTAAAGGTCATGTTAAAGAAGGTGAGTCTATTATGTTTAGAGATTATCAAGTAGAGATTGTAAATACCTTTTTAGCTAATCCGCAATCATTGCAAGAAGCAGCAACAGGCGCAGGTAAAACTTTAGTAACGGCTGCACTATCTTTGTCAGTAGAACAATATGGTAGATCAATCGTTATCGTTCCAAACAAATCATTAGTAGTACAAACAGAAGAAGACTATGTTAACTTAGGTCTTGATGTTGGTGTTTATTTTGGAGATAGAAAAGAACTAAACAAAACTCATACTATTTGTACTTGGCAATCATTGAACAATCTGTTAAAAGCAACACAATCAGGTGACGCTGATTTTACTATCAACGATTTTATTGAAGGCGTAGTATGCGTGATCGTTGACGAAGTGCACCAAGCAAAAGCAGAAGTTTTAAAAGACTTACTTACTGGTGTGCTATCACGAGTGCCAATTCGTTGGGGCTTAACTGGTACTATTCCAAAAGCTGACTTTGACAAACTATCATTGTTAGTGTCACTAGGTCCGGTTGTTGGTAAGCTTTCAGCCAGTGAATTACAAGAACAAGGCGTTCTTGCACAGTGTCATGTAAACATTGTTCAGCTAAAAGACGGCAAAGAATACAAAGACTATCAAAGTGAATTGAAATTTTTAACCACCGATCAACTTAGACTAGATACTATTGCTAAACTGATTGATAAAATCAAAGATACCGGCAATACATTAGTGCTAGTTGACAGAATCAGTGCAGGTAAAGAGTTAGTAGAAAGGTTACCTAACTCAGTATTTGTATCTGGAGAAATGAAATTAACAGAGAGGAAAGAAGAGTATGATGAAATTAGAACGAGTGAGGGCCGAATATTGGTTTGCACATACGGTGTTGCAGCCGTGGGTATTAATGTACCTAGACTGTTTAACATTGTTATGCTTGAACCTGGTAAGTCGTTTGTAAGAGTAATACAAAGCATAGGCAGGGGTCTGCGCATGGCAGAGGATAAAGATCATGTTGCCGTCTGGGATATAACTAGCGATTGTAAGTTTTCTAAAAGGCACCTTACCCAAAGAAAAGCTTTTTACAAAGAAGCTTCTTATCCGTTTAGTATTGAAAAATTAGACTATTAGAGATATAATATCAATATGAGAATATTAAACTTAGATGTAAACAGTTGTTACAATTTAGAATCATTACCTGAAGAAATAGACGATCTTCAGTTTGCAATATTAGATAACTCTAATCCAAATAATCCAGACTTTTATTTTATACCTCTGATATTTTTAGAGTCTTTTAACTCGCCTGCTGTAGTTTTACAAGTGGGTAATAGAAAAATTAAAATGCCAGTAGATTGGCAAATCTTAATTGGAGAATCTGAACACGGTGATTTAGAAACTCTTCCCTTGTCTAGTGTAAACGACAGAGGATTTAATGCGTTTCAATTTAATCCTCTTACTTCTTATGCGCCCGATTTTCTTCCTATAGAGATTGTAGACATTTATCAAGATGTAACTTGGTTTTCGCCTAGACTTAGAAATGGTCAGTTTTTATGTGTACCCATTGATGATAGCGAAAAGCCCCGATGCTTATATTTTGTTAAAGAGATTAGCAGAAACTGTGAAGTAGTTGATTACGGGAAAGTCTTTTAATGGCTAAAAAATCTGTACCAAAAGACGAAACTTTTGAAAATCAAGATTTGGATCTGTTCAAAACTTTAGAAGCGTTGGACAAAAAAGACTATGACTTTTTTGACAGGTTAACTCCCGAACAGCAGAAAAAGTTTGTACCATTTTTGTTAGTACAATGGATGAGTGCTATTAAAGGCAATAAAGATTTACAACGATATTATTTGCAAAGCACAGAATATTATGCTAACAAATATTTGCTAGATCATATGATTGCTAGTAAAGAACATTCTCATCCAAAACTACAATGGTTAATGTTGTGTGCTGCTAGCCCAGGCAAGGGGAAACAGTTTCATCAATGGATACCCAAGATAGGTGAAAAAGTAAGCTTACTTAAAGAAGCAGCTAAAACTAAAGAGATTCAAGACTACTATAAAAAGATATACCCAACAGCCAGTGAACGAGACATAGCAGAAGTAGCAGAAGTATTTGTTACTGAACACAAAAAGAAAGTAGTACTAGCTAAAAAATTCCCAACACTAAAATTAGACGAAATAGAATTGTTGAGCACTATTGTAACCGATGATGAACTTAATCAGTATGAAAGAGACTCAGGTAACTGAATTTGTTTGCGACTTTTGTAATAAGCAATTCCAACGCGAACAGTCAATGTTTAAACACATGTGCGAAACTAAGCGTAGAGTGCATGAAAAAGATAACGCTGGAAACAGAATAGCGTTTCAGTGCTGGCTTGCTTTTTACAAAAAGAATACAAACTCAAGAAAACCAAAAACTTATTTGGACTTTGTAAAAAGCGCATATTACATAGCCTTTGTTAAATTTGGTAACTATTGTGTTGATATTAATGCTATCAATATTACTAGATACTTAGATTGGTTGCTAGACAATAAAATTTCTATTGATAGTTGGACTAGTGATCAAGTATACAATCGTTACTTGATTTATTACTTGCGCGAAGAAGATCCACTTGATGCTATTGCTAGAAGCATTGAAACTACTATTAAATTAGCAGAACCAGATAATATTAAAGCTGGTGACTATTTACGATATGGTAGTAAGAATAAAATTTGTTATAAGATTACTAACGGCAAGATCAGTGCATGGATGTTATATCAAAGTCAATCGGGTATTGAATTTATTGAAAGTTTAGATGAAGGTTTACAACGATTGATCTTTGATTATATCAATCCTGAACAATGGGCATTAAAGTTTTTGCGAAACAAAGAACAAGTAAAGCAAGTTAAAGAACTATTGAAAGAAGCTGGGTATTAAAGTTGAGCGAACAGATATATTCATTAGATGATGTATCAAAGCAACTAAACATACCCAAAAGTTGTTTAGTATGTTCACATTGGACCATGCGAAAACAAGTTTGGAAGTGGGCTGAAGATTGTGATATAAAGATAGAATACCAAGGTTCCGAATTGTTTAGTATATCTGATATTTGGTATGTACCAATAGAAGAACATAGAATTTGGTTTAAACTGAGGTGGGAATGAGCTTGTCACAAAACGAGCATGATGAGATTCTAACTGAGATGGCGAATAATATTCGTAATCGTTTAGATCAAGAGTTATTATACAATTTGTGTATCACAAGTGGGTGGCATGGTGCAATAATTTCTTATCAGCAACTTGATGAAGTGATAGAATGGGTAAAACAAAACACTATAGGTGAACATCGTTGGTTTGATAATCGTATAGCGTTTGAACAGTCTAAAGATTATGAATGGTTTTTATTGAGGTGGGAATAAATGGGTTTCAATTATTACGATCATGTAGACATAATTGATTATGTTCCTACCAACCGAAAAATCAGGAAAAAGATTTTCATTAATAATGAATGGCAAGAACAAATCTTTATTCAGTGTGACTGGACTAGAGCTTTAGAAGATTGGTTATGGGAAAAATATCCTAACAAAGGTTACCTAAAAGATTGGTGGTTGACTAGTAAACGTGTTACAATAAACGATAAAATATATGTCCATTGGAAACTATGCGAATAATAACATTTAAAAAGATAGACAGAAGATACAACGGCGGTAATATTTATCAATATATGATAGAGACTCATGGTATGAATTCTCGGGACCAAATCAAGACGTTTAATGAAATTAGACAATGGTGTGAAGTAATTTGGGGACGTAGTTATGAGTTACACGATGCTTGGGCACATGACGAAGACTGGCCAATATGGGCTTGGGCTAACGATAGCAAGGACAGCAAACGCGCTATTTACTTAAAGACCGATAAAGAATATATGTTAGCTAAACTAAGATGGGAATGATATGCCCTCTCATTTGATGATAGATATAGAATCTTTAGACACATCACCCAATTGTGTTATTCTTACTATTGGTGTAGTAAAGTTTAACCCAAAAGGAACTGGTGTGCTTGATAGATTAGAACTAAAACCTACTATTGAAGATCAAACTGAAGTATATAACAGAATCATTAATGAAGATACTCTCAGATGGTGGTCGCAACAATCTCCTGAAGCACTAAACGCAGCGTTTAATGAACAGGGTAGAATGTCATTAAAAGAATGCATGGAAGTGTTATATCATTATTGTTGGAATCAAGATGCTGTGTGGTCAAACGGTGCCCCTTTTGACGTAGTAGTTATGGAAACAGCGTTTAGACAAACTTTAACTGATAAACCAAATCCAATACCATGGCCTTTCTATACAGTAAGAGACACTAGAACACTATTTGAAATAGCCGGTGTGAAACTAAAAGATAAAAAGTATGGTACTAAAACTACGCACAATGCAGTAGAAGACGCCGAACATCAAGCGATTGTAGTACAAGATGCTTATCAAAAGTTAATAGCCGCTGGATTAATGAAACCGTGAAATTAAACTTTGACGTAGACATTGACGTAGGTAATAGAGATTTGATCTTGGAAAAGATCAAACATATACCTGCTTCTATGCGTAATATTACACCTATTAGAAAACACGCTTCTGGTATATATCCATGCAACATACCATATGATCCTATAAATGAAATTGCAGCTATTTCTTATGAAGAGGCAGAAGAAAGGGGATACTTTAAGTTAGATATCTTAAATGTTCACGTTTACGAAAAAGTAAAAAGTGAAGAACACTTGATTAGTTTGATGCGTGAACCTGATTGGACTATGCTAACTAAGCGAGATATAGTAGAACAACTTATACACTTGAATGGTCAGTATGATACGATTAGAAAGATGCCTGAACCAATAGATAGTATACCACGGTTAGCTATGTTCTTAGCAGTAATAAGACCAGCGAAACGTCATTTGATAGGAAAAACTTGGCAAGAAGTAAACAAAACAGTGTGGGACAAAGGCAGTGATGGCTATAGCTTTAAAAAGTCACATAGTTTGGGTTATGCATGGTTGGTTGCCGTACATATGAATTTAATAAAAGAGGAACAACATGGATCTTAAACTTATACCTGAAGATAGCGAAGTACTAAGAGAAGTAGCTGAATCGTGGGACTGGGAAAAAGACGGTGATCCCAGTGAATTAGTTAAGGCTATGTCCAAGCTAATGGTTTTACATAACGGCATAGGTTTAGCTGCGCCTCAGTGCGGTATTGCTAAACGCATATTTGTTATGGGTAATTCTGATCATTTAGTAGCATGTATCAATCCAGAAATTATCTCAGGTAGCGAAAGAGTGAGAGAGCAAGAAGGATGCTTGAGCTTTCCTGATCTTTGGATGTATGTAGAACGATACAAAGATATCTCAGTAGAGTATTACAATGTTGCTGGTGAGAAAGTACAACAAGAATTTAATGGTTTAATGGCTAGGGTCTATCAGCATGAGCTGGATCATTTAAATTCTATATGCTTTGATGATAGAGTAGGCAAGCTTGTACTAGAACGAGCAAAAGAAAAGAGAAAAAAGATAAGAGAAAAAAGATAAGAGCTAGAAAAGGCGTTTAACTAAAGTAATTGATCTTCTTTTTGATCTACGCTTACCTAAATCAGTCATGCTGACAGTAGGTCCGTGTAATATTGCTAAACTTTTGTTATTAAATGTTCGTAAGTATGGCTTGAACACGGCCCAATCTTCTTTCAAAAATATATTGATTGGTATAAGTCTATTTGATTCCCACCACCAAATGTCACCTAGTTCTAAAAACTTTTCTTTTAGTCCTATCTCTACTATTGATCCATAATCGTAAATAGAGGTAACTATATCGTCCCGATTTTGTACTATACCTACATAATCTTGGCTGGCATAATGACACACAGTTATAAACGGGTGATTATCACTTAATTTTTTGAAAAAATCTTCTGCACTCATATTGTTAATATTTATTCCCGTTTGAAATCAAATCAAATAATTTATTAAGACTAAATATATAAAACAAAGGTATTAATGATAACATGTCCTATGCAACACAAGTTTTTACATACATACAGTCACAGATTGTTATCATTGATACCGGATACTCAAGTAGGATATATATGCCACAATATTCAAAGCCATTAAGTTTACACAAAGGGGTTGATAATCAATTACGTTTTCAGTTCTTAAATCAAGAACAAAAACCTGTTAATATCACGGGCAAGTCTATTACTTGTCGTATTATAAACGGTGACGGTACAAAAGTGCTTGTTAGTAAAGCATTAACACTACAATTACCCGTGACCGGAATAGCAACATTAGACTTAAATGCGGCAGAAATTGAAAACATTTCAGCACAAAAAGCTTATTATAGCTTAGAAATTCCCACTGGTCAATTTGATTTTCCTGTTTTTATAGATCAAAATGCAGGAGCAAGGGGTGATCTAAATATTGTAAATTCTATATTACCTTCCTTTGTTCCTTCAGAAATAGTTACTATTCCAAGTGGTCAAGACTTCCCGAACACATATCCAAATACTACGTCTAACTACACATATTATACTAGTGTAGTTAACACCCAAGATAATCCTATCCTTACTGTTCAAGCACAATATAATGAATACGAAGGTAATGTAGTCATCCAGGGTTCTACAATACCAGATGGTGAATGGTATACTATCATTGAAAGTGATAATTATTCCAATATCACTGATACAAAAGGATATACAATCATTGGATTTCATCCATTTGTAAGATTACAATTTAACAGTGATCAGGGCGAAGTAGACAACATCTTGGCAAGGTAATGTCTTGATTTATTATAGAAATCTGCTATAATCAATGAATGTTTGATATATTAACAATTATTCCCGGCAAAAGAAAAACAACAGCAAAGGGCTGGGTTTCATTTAATTCACCCTGTTGTCATTATCGTGGACATAAGCCCGATAAAAGAATGCGTGGCGGTTTAATCAAAGACAACTACAACTTTACATACAGTTGCTTTAACTGCCATTTCAAATGTAGATTTGAGTTGGGTAAACCGTTATCTACAAACACTAAATTATTTCTAAAATGGTGCGGCGCTGATGAAAGCTTGATCACAAAGATCGGTTTAGAAAGTTTACAAAATAAAGATATATTAGACTATATTACACCCGCAGTAAGAAATGTAGCTATCAACTTTAAAGAAAAAGAACTTCCCGATAATAGTGAAGTGTTAGATATTAACAATTCAAAACACACTAGATTTATAGACTACTTAAATAATAGAAAAATAAAACACGATGAATATCCTTTTTTAGTTACTACGGAAGATATCGGACGAAACTCAAACAGAATCATTGTTCCTTTTACATACAAAGGAACGATTGTTGGTAATACAAGTAGATTTTTAGACGATAGAAAACCAAAGTATCTTAATGATCAACCAACAGGATATTTGTTTGGTTATGACTTTCAAAAACCTGAATGGTCTATTTGCATCGTTGTTGAAGGTATATTTGATGCACTAAGTATAGATGGTTGTGCTTTGGGTACCAGTACAATCAGTTTAGAACAACAAGAATTGTTAAGAAGGTTAAACAGAACTATTATAGTAGTTCCTGATCAAGACAAAACAGGATTAGAGTTATGTGATCTAGCTATGGAGCTAGGATATCAAATAAGCTTACCTGAATGGGGACTGAACAATGAAGGTAAACCAATTAAAGATGTAAACGAAGCTGTAGTAAAATATGGTAAATTACCTGTGTTGCTAAGTATTATACAATCAGCAACTATGAGCAAAATTAAAATAGAAATGAGGAAACGAAAACTTGTTAAAAGAATTTAACCCCGAAGTACAAACGCTATTTTTGCGTATGATGATCACTAACCCTGAGTTATATACTAGGGTAATGAACATCATGAACCCACTAAACTTTGACAGATCAGTTAGGGCGGCAGCAGAGTTTATAGTAGAACATTCACAAAAATACAATGTGTTGCCTGATCCTACGCAAATCAAAGCTACTACTGGTATAGAAATTGAACTAATCCCTGAACTTGACTCAGCAGGGCATACCGAGTTTTTCTTAACTGAGTTTGAACACTTTACAAAAAGACAAGAACTAGAACGAGCAATCTTAAAAGCAGCAGAGTTATTAGAAAAGGGTGAATATGATCCAGTTGAAAAACTGATCAAAGATGCGGTACAAATTTCTTTAATGCGTGATTATGGTACAGATTACTTTGCTGATCCTAAAGAACGATTAAACAGATACTTTAATCAAGGCGGTCAAGTAAGCACAGGGTGGCCTCAACTAGACAAAGTTATGTATGGTGGTATGTCTAGGGGCGAACTAAACATCTTTGCAGGTGGTTCAGGATCAGGTAAGTCACTTGTAATGATGAACTTGGCTGTGAACTTTTTAGCACAAGGATTAAGCGGTGTTTATATTACACTTGAATTGTCTGAAGAGCTAACGGCTTTAAGAACTGATGCTATGTTAACTAGCATGAGCACTAAAGATATTCGTAAAGACTTAGACACAGTAGAATTAAAAGTAAAAATGGCTGCTAAAAAGTCAGGTAAGTATCGTGTTAAAGGTCTTCCTGCACAAAGCAACGTAAACGTAATCAGAAGTTATATTAAAGAAGTACAAATACAAACAGGTATGCTAATAGACTTTGTAATGATTGATTACTTGGATCTAGTAATGCCTGTTAGTGTTAAAGTAAATCCTAATGATCAGTTTATCAAAGACAAGTATGTTAGTGAAGAATTAAGAAACTTGTCTAAAGAGTTAGGTGTTTTAATGGTTACAGCATCACAGCTAAACAGATCGGCTGTAGAAGAAATTGAATTTGATCATAGTCATATTGCAGGTGGTATTTCTAAGATTAACACTGCTGACTATGTGTTTGGTATCTTTACTAGCAGATCAATGAAAGAGCGAGGCAAGTATCAAATTCAGTGTATGAAATCACGTAGTTCTACTGGTGTTGGTCAAAAGATTGACTTAGAATATAACATTGATACTATGAGAATTACAGATGAAGGCGGTGATGAAAATGCTGGGTATCGTCAATCCGCTACAGATATTATGAACAAAATTAAAACTGTAAGTACAGTATCTCAAAATGAAACTATTGATGCTAACACTGGTGAAATTCAACAATCTGAGAAAAAAGTAGTAGCAGATGTTCAAGGTTCTAAGCTAAGAAACATGCTAAACTCCTTAAAGAATAATTAATCTAAGATAAATATAATAAAGGTTATTGCTATGCAGAAAAAAACGCGCAGTCTCTTAGAAGAACTAGAAAGTATAGGCAACAATAAGGATGTTAATCTTCTTATTGAAAACCGTGCTAACAACGTTATTTCAAGTGCTATCAATCTGTTAGAATTGATGAAAAAGCATTATTCCTCTGAAAAAGCTGAGCTACTAGAAAGAAAACTGCTAAGTGCTATTAAGGGTCGAGACCAAGAAAGATTTTCTAAGTCTTTAAGAAAAAAAGATGAAGACAATTAAAATTTAATAAGGAAGTAGATAATAGTGTTTATATCTGAAGGCGGAAACATCTTTAAACAACAAGACGGTACTGAGCTAACTAGACGTATAAATCAGAATGAAGTTGCGCCTACTATTAATTGGTTAGAAAGTATTACTGGATTAGATTTAACTAAAGAAAAAGCTAAAGATGGTTTACCCGCTAAATGGTTGGGTTCTACTGGTAGAAAATCTACTAGCGGTGATCTAGACTTAGCAGTAAATGCGAATGAAGTAAGTAAAGCAGAGCTAGAAAGCAAACTAAAATCATGGGCTACGCAAAATAATCTTGATCCAAAAGACTTTGTAAAAAAGTCTGGTATATCTGTACACTTTGCAACACCAATAGAAGGCAATTTTGAAAAAGGGTTTGTTCAAACAGATTTTATGTTTTTAAACAATCTTGAATGGGAAACATGGTTGCTTAGCGGAGGTATGAGAAGCCCTAGCGAATACAAAGGTGTATTTAGAGAAGTAGCATTAAACAGCGTAGCTAAAGGCACGATCACTAGTGAACATCCTCAAGGATTGCGTTTGAGTGGCAAAGGCGTAGTTGACAGAGCTACCGGAGAACTAGTAACACTAGATCCAGAAGTAGCTACTAAACTGTTGTTTGGTAAAGATGGTACACTTGATGATATGAGTTCAGTAGAAAACATCTATAAGAAACTAAAAAATGATCCCAACAAACAACAAAAATTAAAAGACTTTGAAGAATATGCAGCAAGAAGTGGCATAACACCTCCCAAGTTTAACGATACTGCTAACGAAAGCGCATACGATATCATAACAAAGTTTAGAAATTTAGTTGTAGAAAATTCTTTTATTACTGAAGAAGCTAAAGGACCTAGAATACCTCATCCTGAAGATGCTATTTTTGACGGTGGCGACAGTGCAAAACAATATTTAAATGCACTCAAACAAGCTATTAGTAGTCCAGAATCTGGTAGTATTAAATGGGACGGCGGGATAGCATTATACTTTGGTAACTTACCTGACGGTAGATTTGTTGTTACTGACAAGTACATGCCAAACAAAGGTGTGTATCCTACTAGCCCCGAAGAATGGGTTGAATATGATCAACAGCGCGGCGCAAATAGAAACGACTTATACGAAAAGATTGATTTATTATGGCCCGGACTAAAGCAAGCTGTATCTGGAACTACTGGTTTATTTAAAAGTGATTTAATGGCTATTAATCCCAAACCACAAAACGGATACTTTGTGTTTAAACCGGTTACTGTAGAGTATCGCATACCAGTTGAGTCTGATCTTGGTAAACAACTTCAAGGAAAAGTAGGCTTCTTAATCGTTCACGAGTTTGATAACAAACCATGGCGCGGTGAGCCAGCAATGAATAAATCTAATGTAGCTTTGATACCTGCTTCTGCCGGAGTTACATTCAATATTAAGCCTCCTGCTAAACTAATTAATGATGCTGAAAGCGTGTTATCAACAAACAGTAAAGTTATAGACGACTTTTTAAGCGGACTTAGTAGCGTTGCGCGTGAAGCATTAAAGAAATACATGAATCATAAAATAACCAAGCAAACTAACGATAAGTTAGTACCATGGTTATCTCAAAATATCAGTAAATCACAGTATAACTTCTTAGTAGGAACTGACGGTACTGGTTATTTACAGCAAAACGCAGAAGGATTGAATGCTCTTGTCAAAGTGTGGAATGCAATATACAAACTAAAAGTTAATGTATCCAATCAACTTGAAAACCAAGTTCAAGGCTTTGAACAGTCGTCAGGTGGGCAAAAAGGCGGAGAAGGATTCGTATTTCCTACTGATTCAGGTTTAGTTAAAATAGTAGACAGACAGCGTTTTGGAGCTGCCCATTTTAACAAATAATATATCCTAAACCAGCATTTTTTTCTATTTGGCATAAATATTTGTATGGAGCAGTAGGCTTCAAAACATTTAAAGGATATTTAAAATGGCACAATTTACAAGAGTCAATGGTGACTTTAAACCAGTTCTACACTTAGACAGCGCAGCATACACTAACACTGGTGTTAACACTGTAACTTCAGCAGCTTCTGTTCAGCCACAGGGCCCAAAGCTTGAGTTTGCAACTATTACCTTTACCGGTACCGGTACTACTGGTGCACAGATTCTTGCTGCTGTGAATACTATTCAGCAATTAGCAACAATTTACATGTATGAGTTCACTACTGATACTAACGACACTTTAGCAGTAGCTATGTACCCAATTGGTGCATGGGGCGATGTAACTGCTACTGCTGCTGGTTCACTTGATGCTGAATTGACTGCTGCATGCGGTGAAGCTGTATCTATTGCTGCGACTGCAACATTCACAAACTAATTTATTAGTTAATCGCAACACAAAAGACCCTGAGTTTTTCTCAGGGTTTTTTTATGCCAATAAATATATCTATGTCACATAGAATTAGATGTTATACATTATTCAATATCACACGAACCGGCACGACTAATCGCACTAAGCCAAGTGATGATGTAGCAGCTTGGTTGCAATCTAGAAATACACAATGTAATTTTGATACAATACTACAGATTATATCATTGCGATCACAACCTGAACTGTTAAAAGATCCTCAAAAGTTAGAAATAAACTTAAGTGAATTTAATAAGTTTGGATTATTATACTTGTCTAAAGAAAAGGTATATTGCTGGTCTTTTGAATTTGAAGTACATCATTCAAGCGTTTTTGATAATGGCATAGATGAATTGGGTTCGTTATACACAGATTGTGATAATGTTCCTATGATAAAAGACAGTTTAGAAATAAGTAACTTACCTACATTTTTAAACATTAGTCCCGAATTAAAGAATATACATTTTGAGATTATATGAAGAAAAACAAACAGATTAAAGTTGAAAAGTTTTTAGAAAACCAAATACTTGATAAAAACAATAAAACTATGAACATGATAGTATTACCCATAGATAGTAACAGTTATATATTATTTGGAAAATACGCAGCACTTAAAAAAGACAACCATTATAGATTATTAATAGATGATAATGACCAAGAAAAAATATTCAGTACCTTAAAAACCGCAGTTACTTGGTGCGTGTTCAAAGAATTGAAAAAAGCAATGGAATGTAAGAATATTGAACAATTGGACTTTAAGTTAAGTAGTTTAGAAATAGACTTATTACAAAAAAGCAAGATTCTTAACAGTACTAAAGATGATAAATTCCGCGATATCTATGTTACTAAGATAGAAGAAGATAACTTAAAGAAAAAAATACTGCTTAAACAACTAAATAGATATATAAATATTTCTAAAGAGTGGCAAACTAAAAAGTTTAACACTGCTAATCTAGCGAGAAAAGATAAATACTAAATCAACATTGGAACAATATTATGAAACTAAATGACTTAGAAAACAAGAATTATGCTAAAACAGCACTAAAAGAAAGCTTTAGTGTCAACTTTGATGTATCCTCTTTGGATAAGATAAAAACAAAAACTATGTTGACTAAAGTATCTTCACTTATTAAAGAATCTAAGCAAGCTGCTGATTTCTATAAAAATCAAACTTCCCCAAGCTACATGAAACTTGTTTTCATGGAACAAGCATTGAATTCTCATTACATTGATTTACTTAACAGACCTAGTCCTCGTATTGTTTTTGAAAATGAAGAAGTTGAAAAGTCACAAGTAATCTTAGCTGCGCAAGACATGATTGATACTGTACAAAAGATGTACGAAGATGTTAACGATATGTTGGTTAAAGAACTTCCTGCATTAGTAAGCAGCATTCAATCTGAAATTGGTGCAAATGAAAGCACTCAGTTCAATGATCAAGCTAGCAGTTCTTTACAAACCTTAAATGATGCTTTGTTAACAACTAAAACTTCTTTACAAGGAGCATTAGGTACAATCACTGGTCAAGGTGGAATGGATTCATTTGCTGCACCTGATCAAGGTATGGATGAATTAGCA